TGAGGTAGCAATTGAAGAAGTATCTACTGGGTTTGATGTACACTCATATACCGCTAAAGTTATTAGTGATGCTGGTCAGTCTACGAGTAGACAGGATGCGAAAGCACATACGTTTGCGCCACTCTACGGGGCAACAGGATTCGGTCGTACAAAAGCAGAAGCAGAGTATTACACTCACTTCACAGAAAAGTACAAAGGAATCGCATCTTGGCACTCCCGATTGGCTAAAGAAGCTATGAGTACAGGCAAGATAAAAACACCGTCAGGCCGTGAGTTTTTGTTCCCTGACATGGAGCGTTACTCTAGCGGTAAAGTTTCACACTTTACACAAATAAAAAACTATCCTGTACAGTCTTTTGCTACGGCAGATATTGTTCCACTCATACTGCTTGAAATAGATAAAAGATTATCTATATACAAGTCTTGTATAGTGAATACTGTACATGATTCAATCGTCATAGATGTACATCCGAATGAACAAGTTGAAGTATTGGATGTAATAAAAGACGTAAATAATTGTATGCAGGACTTGATTCAGTTACGCTTTGGTGTTACATTCAATGTTCCCTTATTATTAGAATCAAAAATAGGGGATAATTGGCTTGACACTAAAGATGTTGCGTGATATAACTATGGCTCTCAAATAGAAAGGAGTATATAAATATGGGTACTAATATTGTTCAAATTGATGTTGATAACTATTCTGCTATGGCTGATGTTATGGGGATGAATATTGATTCCTCTCCCGATAAAAAGGCAAGCATGTTAGCACGATTGAAGATTCAACACAGCCCTATCATGGGTGAAAAAATTGTAGATGGAGCCTCTATGAAAGTAGAGGTTGTTAATGGTGGTACATATCGGTTAGATATGCCATCTAACGGTGTAATTTATGGAAGGGGGGCTATCATCCGTCCATTTGCGCAGCGTTTTATGTATAAGCGGTTTCATTCTAATCATGGAGCAAAACCGGGAGAGCCGCTGGGCATGTACCAAAAAACTATTATGTCTAACGATATGTCTGTTGATATGAAAGACAATATGGGTACGTTTAACTGTGGTAAGCCTGCTGGTTACATTCAAGACTTCAATGCCTTATCCCAAGACAAAAAAGACTTGATTAAACAGATTAAACGTGTGCGTGTTATCTTTGGTACGATTACTATTGAAGATGCGAAGTACGAATCTGGAGAGAAAGCAGAGTGTAAGGATGTCCCGTTTATTTGGGAGATTGATAATCGTGACGCTTTCAAGATTATGGGTGAGCCATTTTCTAAATTGGGTAAGATGCAGCGTCTTCCTGTGCAGCATAATATTCACTTGGCTACAGAAGAACGTAAGATACCCACAGGTGCTGTGTTTTATCTACCCATACCAACGCTTGATGCTAAGAACGACATTAAGCTACAGGAAGAAGATCAGGATTTGTTTGCAGACTTTATGGCTTGGGTTCAGAACTATAACGACTATATCTGTTCTGAATGGGATAAGACCACACGTTCAAAGATGTCCGATGATGATGTTGAAATTGTAGAAGACTTCATTGATATCGAAACGCCGGAAGATTAAGATGAATCATCCAGCTGAACTTGCTATACACCAATACTTAGAGAAAGCTTTGTCGGAAGGCGTAGCTTTTTCTGAGGAAACGGCTGATAAGATAGCAAAAGATATCAAAGAGGCTGTCAAGAGGCAGTTTAATAACGGACGTAAAGATAGAGAATTTACTCTACGTATGTCTAACATTGGACGGCCTACCTGCCAGCTTTGGTATGACAAGAACAAACCTAATGTTGCATTGCCTATGCCTAATACTTTTATAATGAACATGCTTATGGGCGATATTGTAGAGGCAGTTTTTAAAGGTTTATTAACGGAAGCGGGGGTTAAGTATGAAGATACAGACAAAGTTAATCTTGACTGTGGTGACACTAGTATTTCTGGTTCTTATGACCTTATCCTTAATGACGCAGTTGATGATATTAAATCAGCTTCAGACTGGTCATACAGAAATAAATTTGAGTCCTACAATACCCTTGCTGGTGGAGACAGTTTTGGATACGTAGCCCAGCTTGCTGGTTATGCAAAGGCTTCTAATAAGAAGGCAGGCGGCTGGTGGGTAGTAAACAAATCTAATGGTCAGTTTAAATATGTGCCAGCTACGGGATTAAATGTTGACACAGAAGTATCTAAAATAAAAGATACTATTTCTAAGGTAGAGACAAATAAGTTTGAAAGATGTTTTGAGCCAGAGATAGAAACTTTTAGGGGGAAAGTTACGGGCAACAAAGTGTTGAATAAAAACTGCTCTTTTTGTTCATATCGGTTTGACTGCTGGCCTTCTCTTGTAGAAAGACCTGCCGTTAAATCACAGGCAAAGCAGCCACCTGTAGTGGCATACGTAGACTTAAGAAAGGAGTATATGGATGAATGAAGGATTGGAACTGGAGACTTTACTTGACGAAATTAGAGAATGTGAGAATCGTCTTACAGACTTGCGTAAGGAATATCGTGAGCGAAAAACTGCTGGGCTTAGAGATGCTATTACAGCCCGTAATGAAGCAGATAAAGCTATCCAAGAAGAACTTAAATCTCTTGGCTATCGGAATTATAATTATCGTTATACTTTTCCTTGGCGTGATATAGCGTAGTCGTGTCTTTATATAAACAATTTAGGGCAGCACGAAAGTATGGATATCGTAGTGGTCTGGAATTAAAAATATCCAATTATCTCAAAGAGTTAAAGGTAAACTTTGGCTACGAGTGTGTGAAGATAGAGTGGGAAGATTTAGCATACAGAACATATACACCAGATTTTGTGCTGCCAAATGGCATCATAATAGAAACTAAAGGACAGTTTACTGCGGCAGACAGACGTAAACATTTAGCAGTAAAAAAGCAGCATCCTAAACTGGATATTAGGTTTGTTTTTGAAAACAGTAAACGCAAGTTACGAAAGGGTGCTAAGTCAAGTTATGGCGAGTGGTGTATTAAGTATGGATTTCGTTACTATGATAGAATCATCCCGGAAGACTGGCTAAGAGAAAGAGGAAAAAATGGACATCCGAAGTTCATTAAATTTAGCGGGACTAAAGTTAAAAGGAGATAAATATGGACATAGAGGATGTGTTAAAAGATATAAACAAAGAAGACTTTCTTATACGTATACGGCCTCTTCTTACTGAAGAAGATGAATGGACAGGGCAAATTGATTTATCGGTAATGACCTTTCCACAAAACCCATTAGATGATGATGACTACACACAGTTGATGCATTTCAGCAAAATGATTTGTTCTTCTGTTCCTGTTATGGAAGCGGTAGAAGAGTTCAGAGAAATGCTGCATAATTTTGTAATGTCACAAGAAGAAGAGATTGACATATCTTTAGAAGATGATGTAGAAAAGACTTATGATGGTAACGTAGTACATCTTAACTTTAACACAAAGACAGGGGGTTCAGCGTGAGTAGGCATGAGAAGTTTATGAAGTTAATGAAGGAGCAAGAGGAGTTACGTATGACACAAGCAAGTAAACAATCAGATGTAAAACAAATGTGGCCTTCAGCAGAATCTGTTGACATGGTTAATAGTCCACCACATTATAACCAGACAGGTATTGAGTGTATTCAAGCAATCTCTGCTGCAACCGATATGGGCTTTAAATATTACTTACAGGGCAACATTATGAAGTATCTCTGGCGTTTTGATTATAAAGATAAGCCGTTAGAGGATTTGCAGAAAGCCAAGTGGTACTTGGATAAGTTAATTGAAGAGGTAATGGCAAGTGATAAGAGTTAAGATGTTTATTACTATTGACATTGACGAGGACGACTATCCCGTACCAGCTGATGGAATGGTTGGCGAGGAATTGGAAGAGTGCATCCAAGAGTATTTCTATGATATAGAAGGTGCTACTATCAGAAACATAAAAACAATTACGGAGTAAACAACATGATAAGTAATCAATTACCAACAGACTACCAAAACTTTATAGCACTTTCACGTTATGCACGGTGGAAAGAAGATGAACAGCGAAGGGAAACATGGAGTGAAACTGTACAAAGATATTTTGACTACATGTCTAAGCATTTGTCTTCTACTACTGGCTATAATCTACCAGATACACTGAGAAGTGAATTAGAAGAAGCCGTACTCAATCAAGCTATCATGCCTAGCATGAGGGCGTTGATGACTGCTGGGCCAGCATTAGACCGATGCCACGTAGGTGGATATAACTGCTCATACGTACCTGTGGATAGCCCACGTGCGTTTGATGAAACTATGTATATTCTTATGTGTGGTACAGGTGTTGGTTTTAGCGTTGAACGACACAACATTGAAAAGTTACCTATTGTGAATGAGGATTTTCATAGAACAGATAGCATAATCAAAGTTGGCGATAGTCGTCCGGGATGGGCAAAGTCACTTAAAGAACTTCTTGCTATGTTGTATGCTGGTCAGATTCCATCATGGGATGTGTCAGAAGTACGCCCTGCAGGTGCAAGGCTAAAGACATTTGGTGGACGTGCTTCAGGACCACAGCCGCTTGTTGAACTGTTTGAATTTTGTGTACAAAAGTTTAAGAAAGCAGCAGGTCGCAGACTATACCCAATTGAATGTCACGACATCATGTGTAAGATTGGTGAGGTTGTAGTTGTAGGTGGTGTACGCCGCAGCGCACTCATCAGTCTATCTAATCTTAATGATGACCAGATGGCACATGCTAAGTCAGGTAGCTGGTGGGATAATGAAGGCCAACGTGCTTTGGCAAATAACTCTGTGGCTTACAAAGAAAAACCAGAGATGGGTACATTCATGCGTGAGTGGTTGTCTTTGTACGACAGCAAATCAGGTGAGCGTGGTATCTTCAATCGCCAGTCAGCTAAGAAGCAGGCAGCAAAGAACGGTAGACGTGACACTGACCATGACTTCGGCTGCAACCCTTGCAGTGAGATCATCTTACGCCCATACCAGTTCTGTAATCTGTCAGAGGTTGTGGTACGTGAGTCAGACACGGTTGAAACACTAAAGGAAAAGGTAAGACTTGCAACTATTCTTGGCACATTCCAAGCAACACTAACAAACTTTAAGTATCTTCGTAATATTTGGAAAAAGAATACTGAAGAAGAACGCTTGTTGGGCGTGTCATTGACTGGCATTATGGATAATAAAATCACATCAAATAATGGTGGAACACTTGAAACTGTGCTAGAACTGCTTCGTTCTGTTTCTGTTGAAACAAACAAGGCTATGGCTCACCAACTTAATATACCACAGTCAACTGCTGTCACCTGTGTTAAGCCTAGTGGTACTGTGTCACAGCTTACGGATGCTGCTAGCGGCATTCATGCACGACATAATCCATACTACATCCGTACTGTTCGTGGTGACAACAAAGACCCACTGACACAGTTCCTTATTTCACAGGGAATACCTGCTGAACCTGACGTAATGAAACCCGACTCAACGACAGTGTTTAGCTTCCCTATGAAGTCACCGATGGGTGCAATCACACGTACTCAGATGAATGCTATTGAGCAGCTTGAACTCTGGCTAACTTATCAGCGTCATTGGTGCGAACATAAGCCTAGCGTAACAATTTCTGTGAAGGAAAACGAATGGATGGGTGTAGGTGCATGGGTGTATGAACACTTTGATGAGGTATCTGGTATCAGCTTCCTGCCATTCAGTGAGCATACATATCAGCAAGCACCTTATCAGGATATTGATGAGGATGAGTACAAATACTTCTTGACAAAGATGCCAAGTAATGTAGACTGGTCATTGTTGCAAGAGTTTGAAAAAGAAGATACCACTTCAGGTGGACGTGAGTTAGCATGTACTGCAGGTGTTTGTGAAATAGTTGACATTGAAGCTGCATAGTGCTATATTAGACTATAATTTAAACAAAGAGAAAAGGAGACTAACTATGAAAAAAACAATCTTGACTACAGCTATGATCTTAGCTGCCACATCTGCATCAGCCTTAGAACTAGGTGGTTCGCTTGGTGCGGAACGTAACACTGATACTTCTGTGAATAGCCTGTATGGTTCTGTGTCTGCCGGAATTGTTACCCTTGGAGCAACAATGGAAGATAAACGAAACGATCAAGGCTCATTCAGCATGGATAAGTATGAAGTTGATATTACTTACCCATTCACTAATCGAATCTCTGTTTACGTTGAGAATGATTTCGACAGTGGTTTTAACTACAAGAATACTGTAATCGGTGGAAAAATTAGCTTCTAATAAGCCGCTGGTGTGGAAGCGGGGTGATGGTTGGGTTCAGTACAACCCACCTCGCAGCCATCCTAGCTATGAAGAGTGGCAGAAGTTAAAACAGAAAGAAAAGGAGAAACAAAATGACAGATGAAAAACGAATAATTACTCTTAATGGAAAAGAATATGACTATGAAGAGTTAGAAGACAATGAGAAGTATTTGGTAAACCAAATCACAGACTTGAGCAATAAAATTAACAATGCAAGGTTTAATTTAGACCAGTTGCAAATTGCTCATGACGCATGTAGCAAGATGTTGATTGATTCCATTAACAAACCAAAGGAAGAAGAAGCAGAAGATGCGGCGTAATGGACTAGGAAAGTATGATGCTCCACTGCGTATTCAATACCAGTGGGGCTATGAAGCTTTTAAGCATGGTGGTAAGTTATTCAAAGTAAATAATAAGACAGTGTTTCAAGAGCATCGTCCTGCTATGGATACGCATACTATGCAGGCACGTGAATGGCAACGAGGGTGGAACGATGCCTATTATGAGCAGCTAGAAGAGGTTAAACATAATGAAGCTAGAGGAAGAAGTTAAACAGTGGATGAGGGAGAAACAAATGAGTGGCATTACAGCAGCACTTTATCAAAAGAAAGCGTGTAGCACAGCTATCTTTCCAAAAGAAAAAGCCCTTGAGTATATCACTCTTGGGCTTTGTGGTGAGGCTGGAGAAATTGCTAACA